GCACCTCGGTCTCCATCGCGTCGATGTCGTTGCACAGCAGGTAGGCGGACTCAGCGGCGGTGATGCCCCGATCGTCCAGGTTGCGGCCGATGCCGATCGTCAGCTTGCCCGCGGTGCAGCGGTAGGGCTTGAGGAGCTCCCCCTCATGGAGGCGGAGCTGTCTCACCATCGCTTGGCGGTCGACCATCAGCGCTTCGCCAGGGGGGTGATGATGCCAGCGATGATCTCCAGCGCACGGTAGAGCTTCACCGCCAGGGCGCCGATCGTTCCGAGCGCCTCGTTGTCCTTCGGGGTCGGAGTGAGGTTGCAGATGAGAAGCGCCACGCCATGCAGAGCAACAGCGAGCGCGATGTAATCAGGGATGCGTTCAAGAGAGAAAGACATTTTGCCTCTGTCAGGTGTAGTGAAGGTAGGTGCTCAGAATGTACTTCGATTCTGAGATAGGCGGCCGGCCGGCATGGAGCCAAGGCCAGAGGGGCGGGAACAGGACGGCAGTACCGACGCGCGGGCTGATCTTCAGCCCCCAGCCGGGGAACTCCGTGTGTCCCCCCTCCTCCACGTCGTTGAGGTAGATCAGGGCCGCCAGGAAGCGCCGGGCGCTGGCGTGGTCGCCAACGTCCACGTGCTCCGGGAACTGGTCGTCACCGCCGTGGTGGTAGCGCTTGATCCGCAGTTCCTCGAACGCCAGATCGGCGGGCCACTGTGCGGGGCTGATGGCCAGGTCGCGGCTGTAGCGCTCGAAGAGCGGCAAGATCGCCTCGAATACCTGCTCGTGACCCTGCTGCCAGGACTGGGTGAGGTTGAGCTCGGTAAAGCGCGGCGCGGCCGGGTCATCCCCCGCCCGGCCGATGTGCTCCGCCTCCAGGGCCTCGAAGCCGGTGATCAGCTGGCGACACAACGTGGTCGGCAGCGCCCCGGGGTAAACGCGGATCAGATCCATCAGGCTGCCGCCTTCGCGATGATTGCCCAGCCGTGGCCAGGGGCAAAAGCGTTGCCGTTGGTTGCATCCACCATCCACCGTGGCCCGAGATTGCGCTTTGGATACCGCAGCCGTGCGCCCCAGTTGTTGAGGTAGCCGCCGTTCACCAGGTCCAGGTTGCCAAATGGATCATGGACGATGAGTGCATCGTCGCTGTAGCCGATCGCGCAGATCCAGTGGCCCCCGCCCTGGGGTGCGCTGACCGGCCCTTTGTGGAGGATGCCGATCGGCACCGGGAAGCCGGCATCGATCTGCCGTTGGATGGTCAGCCAGTCCGCGCCATGGGTGAGGCTGGCCTGAACGCCAAAGCTCTGAAGCGCCTTCAGCTGGCTCACGCTGTCGGTGGTGTCGCCAAAGCGCAGCACCCGGCCGAGGTAGGCATCATCGCCGTTCGGGCCATGGAGAGTGCCGGGGCGGATCGCCTCGAGGAGCATCGCGCAGCTGGAGGAGAAACACATCCGCATCGCGTGTGCGGTCTGGCTGTCGCGCTGGCTGTAATAGGGAACGCGGAGAGGGTTGGTGATCTGCCGGGGCGTCTGCTGCTTGCCGTCGGCTTTCCAAGCCGCGTACCAGGCCGCGTCATCATTCTTCAGGCTGGCGGGCACCGCCTCCCAGAGCTGCTGAACCGCCGCTCGCTGGTGGGGGAGGCACTTCCAGTGATCAAAGAAAGGGATGATGTCGCCGATCATTGCGAGCGCTCGACGCGGGCTGGCCCGAACTCTAGGCGGGGGGCCATCGCGGTCAACAGCAGCGGGATCACAAAGCTGCAGGCCATGGCGATGCCGACACCGATCCAGACGGTGCGGGACAGTTCATCGATGCGGGAGAACGCCTTGCCCACCTCGCTGTGCTTCTGGAGCAGCGCCTGGTTTATCGTGTCGATCTTGCCTTCCAAGATCCCAAGTGCGCGATAGATCTCGCCATGGCTGACGTTTTGCTCGGGCATGGGAAGGCTGTCCATCATGGGGGAGTCTATTTCAACCGCCAGTATTCCGGACTGCGGCCGTAGTAGCTGGTGTAGCTGCCGGCCGATCCGACCCAGGAGAATGACCCCCGGCTGGAGCTGTTGCTGATGATCGAACCGTCGTTCTGCACGATGCCGATGTGTGGGTATGGGGGGCTACCGTTGTCGCGCATGATCGCGATGGCGCCAGCCTCTGGGCCGGAAAGGAGCGTGCCGCCGCCGGCAGCGAGCGCCGCCCTGGCGTTGGGCACGTAGTTGCTGCTGCCCCAGGGAGGGGTGATGCCAGCGCTCCTGAGTACCTTGTTCACGGCGTAGACGCAAGCATTGTTGCCGCCGTCGGGGCCGCCCCTGGTGTTGATCCCGCGCGCCCGAGATGCGGCACTGGCCAGCGCTGATGCCTTGCGGCTGGGCGGGAGGCCATCGTTCGCGCCGCGGCCTGTCGCCCACCCATCGTTCTCGTCGCCTTGCGTGCCGCACTCCACTGAGCTGTTGTAACCGCCGCTGCCAACATCGTGGGTCACGCTCTTCACGTTCCAGGTGCCATCCACCTCCGGGCGGAAGCCCTGCAGGGTGATGAGCCCCTCGGCGTTGATCTCCGGCCGGCCTGGCATGGTGATGCTCACCCGCACTTCACCGGCGCGAAGGGACTGGAGGCGGCTGTCGGCCGCCTTCTGCGCCTCCGCCTGGGAGGGATAGAGCTGGCGATCCTCGAACGCCGGCAGGCTCCCGGCATCGGCACCGGCCGAAAAGGTCTTCTCCTTCTGGGTGGTGCGATCGAGGTAGCGGGCGGTGACCTTGCCGTAGGCCCCCCGGTTCTTCAGGTTCGCCCGCCAGGTGGTGACGTCTGTGGGCTTCAGGGTGATCGTCGCGCCGGCCTGCCCCTCGCCCCGGGGCACCAGCACCAGCTTTCCGTCGGCCGGCTTGATGGTGGCCTTGTACTTCTCGGCCAGGCGGGTGAGGAAGGCCTGGTCGCTCTCGTTCGTCTGGTCCTCGTGCTTGATCTGGGTGCTGGCGAGGCTGCCCTTGATCACCACCTGGAGGCCGTTGCGTTTTCCGATCTCCTTCGCCACTTCCCCCAGCGTCTTGCCGTGCCAGCTCTGGGACCGCTGCTCCTTCACCAGCTCCGGTGCGGTCTGCGCCGCCGTCGCCTTAATCGTCATGCTCCGAGGCCCGCCCGATAGGTCGATTTCATCGACCGCGAAGGAGCCCATGTAGACCGGGAGCCTGCCGCCGGTGCTGTAGCCCAGCCAGACCTTCAGCCATGCGCCGCTGCGGGGCACTGGGACCCGGCTGGCGCGATCATCGAGGGTGATCTCCAGGCTGTCGCTGGTCTGTCCCGCCTCGTCGGTGATCCGCAGCGAGACAAGGCGATCCGCCACCGCCCGGGTGACGTCATCGCCATCGGCCACGATGCGGAACGCTGGTGTGGTCATGTGCTCCAGATGCGCAGCGTCTCGGTCGCCTCGGGCTGCGGCAGATCCGGGAGCTTGAGGACGAGGCCCTGCGGCAGGACCGGCATCAGGTCCGCCAGGTCGCGGTTCACCGCCATCACCGTCTCGACGGTGCCTTGCGTGCGGCCGTAGAAGCGGTAGCAGATGGCGTCGAGCTCATCGAACTGGCGGGTGATGTACTGGGTCATGGCTGCACCAGCTGGCGAACAGACTGGGTGACGAAGGGATCGACATCCAGGATGGTCGAGATCGTGGCGGCGTTGCTGATCAGGCTGCCGAGGGCCTGGCCGTTCTCCACTCCACCGCCGAGGGTATTGAGCATGGCGGAGGTGGCGGGGCGAAGCGCTTGGAGCGCGACGCTCATCGCCGGCGCACCGCGGCCGAGTGCCATCTGCTGGACCATCTGCAGGCCCTGAATGCCGAGCTGCCCCCAGATCCCCTGCTGCGGAATGGAGAGGCCGGCGAGGCCGAAGGCGTTGAGCGCTGCCCCGACGTAGTTGCTGCTGGCGAGGGATCCGGCGATGGTCGCCAGCTGGCCGATGTTGAAGCCCGCCCCGCGCGCGGCCTGCACCACGGGTGCGGCGATCATGTTGACGACGGCAGCGGCGGAGCCGACCCCGGTGAACTGCGCCAGGCTGGCGACGGCAGGCAGCGCAGCACCAACGGCCGTGATGCCAGCGACACTGCCGGGAGCGGCGGCTGCCCCTGGGTTGTCCTCCCCGTAGCGGGTGAGCTCCAGGGAAAAGGTGATGGCCCGGGCGGCACCGTTGGCCATGAAGGTGGACTGCCCCTCTCGCACGCGCCGGAGCGCCCACTTGCCGTGGACGCGGCCGAGGCCATCGGTGAGCATCAGCGGCTCGCCCTTCACCG